CAGGTTCTGCTGTAGCAAATGACAACTTAGATATGAGGTCTGCTGCTTATGGTGCTGATGCAGGGGTTAGTATGTCTGAAAGAACTCTTTCAACTAAGAAACTTATTTCTCAGTCATTCTTAGGTAATGAAACTGAAGAAGATGCAATCTTACCGATCCTTCCTTTAATTAGAGAATCAATGGTAAGGTCACATGCTAGAGCAATTGAAAACTCAATCCTAGCTGGTGATGATGCTGACGGCGTATTCGGTACAGCTGGAGCTTCTTTTGAAGGTTTACTACACTTAGCAAGAAATGACAGTGACTACACACAATCAGCAACTGCTTTTGCAACTGATAAAATTGTAGCAACTGACTTACTTGAAATGAGAAAGAATATGGGTAAATATGGTGTGAACCCAAGTGAAGTAGTATACATTGTTTCACAAAGATCATACTACGAACTATTAGAAGATGCTGAGTTCCAAGATGCTAACCTAGTTGGCGACATGGCAACTAAGTTATCTGGTGAAATCGGACAAGTGTTCGGTTCAAGAGTTCTTCTTTGTGATGAATTCGCTACACCAGCAGTATCTAAGTTCGCAGCTATCGCTGTTAACCCAAGAAACTACGTAATGCCAAGATTAAGAGGCGTAACAGTAGAATCAGACTACGAAGTAATTAATCAAAGAAGAGTCTTAGTGGCTTCTCAAAGATTAGGATTTATCGACTTAATTGACGGTGCTACTTCTAAGTGGGCTTGGATGTATAAAGCTTCATAAGGTTAACCTTAACAAGCTAAAGGTTTCAGGGAGTGTACCTAACACTCCCTCTTTTTAATTATGGCAGATTTAATAACATTAAGAGAATACAAAAACTTCGCTGGACTTACTGGAGAAAGTGAGAATGCGAAGATTAATGTCATCATACCTGCTATCAGCCAAGCAGTAAAAACATATTGCGGCACAAGTTTTATAGACTATTATTCTAGTGACAAGACCGAATATTACGATATTAAGGATAAATACACTAATGCAATAATACTCGATGAGAGTCCAATCGTGAGCGTGACTTCAGTTGAAGAAAGAAAGAATCAATCAGACTCATATACGACTCTAATATTTGAAAATTCAGACTCAAGCGGAAAGTATGACTACGTAGTAGATTATAATGCAGATACTATATTTAGAACTACTGCAACAGGAGACAAAATGTTTCCACAAGGAAGAAAAGCAGTAAAAGTAGTATACAAGTCAGGATATTCAGCAACACCGGAAGATTTAAAACTAGCATGTTTTGATTTAGTTAAGTACTATTTAAAAGACGAAAGAAAACAAAACTTAACCATTTCAGGTGCACAGATACAAAATCCTGTATCAACAAGTTTGAGAGAAAACATAGGTTTTCCTGACCATATTAAACGTATATTGGATTTTTATAAAATTCATAAGTAATGGCAGATAAATTTAAGTTCAAGTACTTATCTAGAGATAAAAATACTGGAATAAGTTATGAAAAACTAGTCCAGGAACAAGCAAAAAATATAGGAAAAACTGCAACAGATTTAGGAAAACAACTTAGAAATGTTCAACTAGGTAGGTTAGAAGGAAGTGAAGGATTTTTTAGAGAGTTAAATGACTCTCTTGCTGCAACAGGATTAAGTAATGACCCTGAAGTAATGAAAGCATATAAAAGGCTAACAGGAGAAGCAACCCAAAAACAACTAAGTTCTGCATTAGCCCAATTAGCAGGACATTTAAAAAGAGCAGGGTCTGCACTACCTACGCAGTGGAATATAGGACATAAAACAATGGAGCCTATTAATGTTTCTATTTCTTTAACAATAATGGCAATACAAAGCGGATTATTAGAATTAGAAGCAAAAGGAGAAGCAAATACAGCTTTCTACAGAAAACAACAAATAACAGCTGAAAGACTAAGAAAATTAAGAGCTGTAGGGCATGTTATTTCTCAAGCAGAAAAGAAAAATGATTTAGAAAATAAACAAATAGTTGCTAAATTAAAGAATATGAAAAAAGATGGCCACATAGATATAAGCCACTTAAAACAATTAGACTTAAAATTAAATGATGGAACTCTTGCAAGATATCAAATTGAAACAGAAGACTTAAACAAAGATATCAAAGGAGTTAAACAGAAAACACTAGGAGCAATGAGAAAAGCTTTAGTATCTGGAACTGCTCAAGGAATGACCTCCGACTTAGCGAAAGCACTAGGCGAAGCAGACATTACTAGTATTACGGGGTCTAAAAGCATTGGAAAAGAATTAGGAGAGCAGTTAGTAGAAGCTGCAGTAGGTAAAAAGAAAAGAACTTATAAAAAAACAACTAAAGGAAAAACAAGAGTAAAAACATCTGTTGATACTCAAAAAATAACTACTAAAGCAAGAAAAGTTGGAACAGGAGCTACTGTAATTGCAAAACAATTAGAAGCTCAAAATAAAATACTAACAACCGCTTCTATAGGTAAATCAACTGATGATGAAGCTCTTTCTCTTAATAAAATTAAATATAATATTAATAGAAGTTTAGGTGCAGAAGTTAGAAGAAACATGGGAAGACCTGCACTAATAAATAGAACAGGACAATTTTCAAATAGCGCTAGACTTTTAAGTTTAAGAGATACAGGAAAAACATTAACAGGTGAATATACTTATACTTTAACAGGCGGGGGACAAAGTAAAAATAAAAGAGGAGTTTACTCAACTTTTGAAAATTTAGGTAGCAAACAATGGCCTTCGGGATATAATCCAAAACCTTTAATAGCTAAAAGCATAAGAAATCTAGCATTGAAGTATACCGAGAAAAAATTTACACTTAGGAGAGTATAATGGCATACAGAACACAAAGAAAAAAAATAGCCGAAGCTCTTGTTAACAAATTTAAAGAAATTGATGGGAATCATCCTTTTAATTCAAACATCTTTCAAAATGCTGACTCACATTTAGTATTTTTAGATGAAATACAACAATACCCAAAAGTATGTGTTGTAGCAGGCGATGAAATACGACAATATCAGCCTGGAGGATTTAAATGGAGATTTTTAACAGTAACAATCAGGGCATATGTAGAAGATGCAAATGACCCTCAAGAAATTTTGTCGTTATTACTCGAAGATATCGAAAGAGTAATCGATGATAATGACATACTAGTGTATGACGATACTGTATCGCCAAACCTACAAACAACATCTATAACTATTCAATCGATAGGTACAGATGAGGGAGTTATATCTCCTTTAGGCATAGGCGAAATGGTAGTTGAAGTACGATATTAGGAAACAGGTAAAGCAGAAAATTCTAGCTGAACCCTTTCCAAAGTAAATATAGGAGATAAGCAAAATGGCTTTAAATCTATCAAGAAATACCTCGGTATTTGTCTCAACAGGTAATGGAGTACACGCAAGTGGTGGTTCAGTACTAAACTTAGACGGATTTACCGCAGGTACAGGACACGCTGTTGGTGATGTAATTACTATGGGTACAACAAGTGGTAGTGGTTCAGGATTAAAAGTAGTAGTTACTGCTGTTAACTCAGGAGCTGTTACCGCTATAGCAATTCCTAATAACTTTAGAGGAACAGGATATGCAAACGATGATACAGTAACTCAATCAGCAGCACCAAATGGAACTGGATTTGCAGCAGTAGTACAAGGAGTTTCTGCTACTACGGCTCAAGGAAGTAGATTACCAACAGGTCTTTTTAAAGGAAATGGAACTGACGCAAATACATTTAAAATTGGTGTATTAGACGGTTATAGTTTCTCACAAGGAAGTGACGCTACTGATATAACAATTAGTGAAGCAGGTTCAGAGCCAAATAGAGGCTCAAAAAGATTTAATGACTCTTTACCGCCAGCAGAATGGTCTTTCGGTACTTACGTAAGACCTTACAAGCATGGTACAGATAGTCATAGATCATCTGGCACAATGGATATGTGTGAAAACATTTTATGGGCAGCTATTGCAGGTAAAGACATTACTGGAGGTTCAAATACTGGAACTTCAGCTACTGCAGTAACTTGTGATTCAACAGATGCAGATGTATCTTTTGTAAGGTCAGACCATCACGAACTATTAAAAATGTCTATTTTCTTCGCATTAGAAAATACAACTTACAGACTAAATGAGTGTCAAGTAAACCAAGCAGAAATTGACTTTTCAATTGATGGTATTGCTACTATCACATGGTCAGGAAATGCTACAACTATTGACCAAGTATCAACAGTTATAGAAGACCCTTCAAAAGCTTTAATTAGTACAGATGGAACTCAGTCAACAAGTACAGCAGCAACTTATACAGAAGGATATAATTATGTAGACACAACTGCACCTAATGATGCAGATTACTTAAGAAATAAACTATCAACTCTAAGCTTAACGCATGCAAAAAATGCTTCAGGTATATTAGAAGTTGGCGCATCAGATAGTACAACTACTTATGATATTAATATCACAGGGGGCTCACTAACTATTGCTAATAATATTACTTATGTAACACCAGAAACTTTAGGTCTTGTGGATGTACCAGTAGGTTCTTTTACAGGTGCTAGACAAGTAAGTGGTTCTTTAACAATGTATTTAGATACTAAATCAAATGGTTCTAACTCGTTACTATCTGACTTATCAGCAGCTACAGACTTAGTTAATAATGCATTTGACATGAGTCTATTTATGGGCGGTGGTTCTTCTTCAACTCCAGTAGTTGAATTTGATTTACCAAAAGCTCACTTACAGATACCTACTATTGAAACAGCAGATATTATATCAACAACCGTTGAATTTGCTGCTCAAGGTACAGACCTGTTAACAGGGGATGAAATGACAGTTAAATATAAAGCTTTAACAAGTCATTCAGACTCTACTTATGCAACAGACTATACTGTATAACAATGACAGCGTACAATCTACTTCGAGAAAGTAGTGTACACATCGTACACAACGGGAGTCGTTACTTATTAAAGACGACTCCTGAAGTGTCGTTCTCACAAACATTTGCGGAAGATGCATACGAAGTTAAGACTTTGCACGATCAAACAAAGATGTTTCAGGGAACAAGCGTAACAAAAGCAAATCCTGCAAACTTTAGTTTTGCAGTTCATCTAACTCAAGAGAAAGATGAATCAATTGTAAAAAGTCTTTTAACTGATTATGATACAAGCAATGGAGAACAATTATTAAAATCTTTTGACTTGTATATCGTAACAGGAGAAAGCACTCTTAAATTAGAAGGGTGCGTAATAACTCAAGGAGAGTTTAATTTAGCAAAAGGCTCACCACTGATATTAAGTGTAAGTGGACAAGCACAACACTTG